CCAGTCTATACCTCCCCGATGACCACTGGTACAGTCCCTAATGGTCCCTGCGTGGGCCAGATTGAGCAGGACTGATAGGGATATGAGCGACACGAGTACGGCCCGTATGGGGGCTACTGAGCCTCGCCTACATAGTCCCTACATTAAGGGCCCTAACCGCGGCGATGAGATATCGCAGCTGGCAGACAGTATCGGCCTGCCGCTTTTACCGTGGCAAGATTTTGTAATTCGAGATATGACCTCGGTATCTGAGGATAATTTATTTATACGTAAGACAAGCCTAGTTTTATGTGCCCGGCAACAAGGTAAAACGCACCTTGCACGTATGATGATGCTCGGCCATATGTTTTTATTCGATAGCCCTAACGTACTTATGATGAGCTCTAACCGATCTATGGCCCTAGACACCTTTAGGCAGGTTTGCTACGCGATCGAGGGCTCAGCCGATCTCAGCCGGCAGGTTAAGCAGATCCGGTACGCCAATGGCACCGAGTCAATCGAGCTAAAAAACGGTCACCGGCTAGATGTAGTAGCTGCTACTCGTGACGGATCCCGTGGACGTACTGCCTCGTTTTTGTACATAGATGAGATACGAGAGATCAGCGAGGAGGGATACCGCGCAGCTACTCCGACCACACGCGCTAAGCCAAACGCGCAAACCCTACTCACCAGTAATGCTGGCGATAGTTTTAGTACCGTACTTAATGATTTACGCGAGAGAGCTCTATCTAACCCTCCCGAGACGTTTGGTTTTTACGAGTACTCGGCCCCACCTTTTGCCAAAATCACAGACCGCGATGCGTGGGCTATGGCTAACCCGGCGCTCGGCTACACCGTTACCGAGGCAGCTCTTGAGGAGGCCGTAGCTACTCAGCCGGTAGAGACCACAAAAACCGAGTTACTTTGTCAATGGATAAACAGCACCTCGTCACCTTGGCCGCACCTATCGGTAGAGGAGGCAGGCGACAAAGACCTAAAGCTAGTGCCCGGGCCTCTTACTATTTTTGCTTTTGACGTGGCACCGAGCCGTAGAGACGGATCCCTTGTAATGGGCCAAGTCCTCAGTGACGGCCGGATAGGCGTGGCAGTCCTCGAGATATTTCACTCCGACGTGTCTATAGATGAGCTCTTTGTCGCTAATACGATTGCTAAATGGGCAAAAATTTATTATCCGCGGCAGGTGGCATACGACAAATATACGACTGCCTCTATTGCTAAACGCCTCGAAGTAAACGGCATACAGATCCTCGACATATCGGGTACCAAGGGCTACCAAGCCTCAGGGGATCTTTACGAGGCTTTGTCTAACCGTAGACTCGTGCACTCGGGCCAAGAATCACTCGTTACCTCTATGGCTAATTGCGCAGCTAAAGAGTCGGATGCGAGCTGGAGAATTATCCGGAGGAAATCAGCCGGGCCCGTAGATATTGCTATAGGTTTAAGTATGGTCGTACACGTACTTACGCAGCCGCTAGGTGAGGCTAAAGTATACGTTTAGACACGCGACTTAAAGCCGTATTTATCCTTGACAGTATGGGAAAATGGAGACTATGGGACTATTACAAACTCTAGGCTTTAGGACTGCTAAGCAGCCCGTCGAGGCTCAGTATGCCCCTGCCGTTATGGATACTACTTACGGCTACGGCTCGTTTAATACGGGCTCTACTTTTGGTTATAACGGCGTAGGTATAGATCGTAATTTTGCACTCCAAGTTAGTAGCGTAGCTCGCTGCCGTAATTTAATCGCCGGTGTTATCTCCTCGATCGACCTTGCACTTTATAAAAAATCTACTGGTGAAAAGTTAGGCTCGCCGGTTTGGCTGGAGCAACCGGATCAACGGCAGCCGCGCAGTGTAACTATAGCTGCAACCGTAGATAGCCTTATGTTTTATGCGGTTGCATATTGGCGCGTTACCTCTTTGTATGCCGATGACGGACGGCCTAGCGGCTTTGAGTGGATCGCTAATAATCGTGTCACATATACGACTAACCAATACGGTACAGAAATTAAAGATTATTTTGTAGACGGCAACCTAGTACCAATGGGCGGTATTGGATCGCTTGTTACTTTCCAATCTTTGTTACCAGGAGTATTACAGTCTGCAAGTACTACAATTAAAGCTGCATACGATATACAAAGAGCAGCCGCAATATCTGCAGCTACTCCAATGGCTACTACAATCTTAAAAAATAACGGCGCAGATTTACCAGAGACACAGATACAAGGAATTTTAGCCGGTTGGAATAGCGCGAGAAAAAATCGCAGTACCGCTTACTTAACCTCTACTCTTACTGCAGAAAATATCGGCTTTAGCCCTAAAGATATGATGTACACGGAAGCGTCGCAATACCTCAGTACCGAAATCTGCCGAGCGATGAACGTCCCGGCGTACCTGCTTAGCGCGGATATGAATAATAGTATGACGTATCAAAATATCTTAGACGGCAGAAAAGAATTTTTTGCGTACTCGCTGGCCCCGTATGTAAATGCAATAGAAGCTCGTCTATCTATGAACGATATTACAAATGCCTCTAATCAGGTGCGTTTTGCGGTAGACGATACGTTTTTACGTGTAGATGCAAAAGAGCGTCTAGAAATTATCGAAAAAATGTTAAATCTCGATTTAATAGATGTAAACCAAGCTCGACAAATGGAGCAACTCACACCGCTAGGAGATGCAAGTGCTACTAACGTTTAGTCAAGAGATACAAGCTGCCGATACAGAGCGCCGTATCGTATCCGGACTTGTCGCACCTTATGGCGAGGTCGGACACACAAGCGCAGGGCCGGTAGTGTTCGAGCGCGGCTCGATCTCTATTCCCGATGCAAGTGCTATTAAGCTTTTATCGCAGCATCAACAAGATAAACCGGTAGGGCGCGCTATCAGCTTTAGCGACTCTACTAGCGGCGTTTATGGATCGTTTAAGCTTTCGAGTAGCACTCGAGGACAAGATGCACTCGTACTAGCGCAAGAAAATCTCGTGTCTGGCTTATCCGTAGGGGTAGATGTAACCGCCTCTAAGCCTATGGGAGATTACTTGCTCGTGACGGCTGCAGTCCTCAAAGAGGTATCACTTGTCGAGAGTGCCGCCTTTTCTAGTGCAACCGTCGATGAAATTATGGCGGCACGTGCAGAGCTTGAGGCTGCGACAAGTACAAAAGAAAAAACCACTACTATTTCTACGACTATCGTAGAGATCGAAAAAGAAACAGAAACAGAAATGGAGGAGGCCGTGACCACTGCCCCTGAAAATACACCGGAGGAAACCCCGGTAGATACACCGGTCGAGGCTGAAAAGGTCGAGGCTGCTCGTAAAATCATCCGTCCCTCAGTACTTGACTCTCAGCGAGTCCGAACACCTATTACCTCTATGGCGACATACACAGAGCACAAGATCAAAGCTGCACTCGGTAGCGATGACTCTAAGCTATGGGTAACCGCTGCAGATGATAGCTTTAGCACTAACCCCGCTTTTAACCCTACTCAGTACCTCTCAGAGTTTCCAACTAACACACGTTTCGGCACACCTGCTATCGACGCGTGTAGTAGAGGTGTTTTACCTGCTAGTGGTATGACGATTAACGTGCCCTCACTGGTCACCTCTGCAGGCGGCGGTACAGGTGTAGCGCCAGTCGTAACGGTCGAAGCTGAGGCAGGAGCCGTACAAAATACAGGTATGGAAACTGCATACTTGACCGGTACAGTATCTAAGTACTCAGGTATGAATACGATCAGCGTAGAGCTATTAGAGCGCTCAGATCCTAATTTTTATGCCGAGCTTACTAATCAGCTACAAAATGCTTACCTTAAGACAATCGACACCACAGTACTAGCTGCTTTAATCGCAGCTGGTCAATATAGCTCAGGATGCGATGCAGACTCAGCCGGTATTATCGAGTTTGCCTCCGACTCAGCTCGTAAGGTTTACGAGGCTACGGGTTATTTTGCTAATAACTATATTGCTAATGGTTCACAGTGGCAGCTACTTATGGGCAGCGTAGATACCACTGGGCGACCAATTTACTCAGCGGCTAATCCAATGAATAACGGCGGTAATGTAGGGCCCGGATCTATCCGAGGCAACGTACTAGGACTTGATCTATACGTAGACAAGAACTTTACGGCTACTACTACTATCGACGATTCAGCGGTAATCCTTGCACCAGAGGCGTTTACCGTTTACCAGAGCCCTCAGGCTTATATGTCAGTAAACGTAGTATCTAATCTGCAAGTGCAGGTAGCTATCTATGGTTATATGGCCACTATTGCGAAAATGCCTAAGGGTATTGTTAAGTTTAATCTTAACTAAGCAAAAAAACTAATAGTCGGTAGGGCTCTTAGCCCTTTGAGCCCTACCGGCCTCTTTTAAGATTGGAGTAAAGATGCCGGCTACATACGTCACCGAGGCTGAGCTACGCGCAAATCTTGGAATTGAAAACCTTTACTCGAGCGATATAGTCGAGACGTGTTGCCAGACTGCTCAGGATTTACTCAATCAGTTTTTATGGTTTGCCTCGGCTCCGGTCGTAGGTGTGACGCTACAAAATAACGTAGCTACTGCGATGATTGCTAACCCTATGACCTTTACTACGGGCCAGAGCGTAACCTTGAGTGGTTGCGGCTCAACTTTTAACGGCACCTACACGATTACCGGTACGATCCCGTGGAGCGCCGGTACGGTTACTCAGATCCCTAGCCTTGTTATAAATCCTTACAGTTTTAACTGGCCTGCCGGTTATAGCTTTATCCAGTTTGCTAAAACTGCCGCTAATGTCAATTTTCAACGCGTATTGCCTTATGGCTCAGCCGTAGGAGCAGATACAAAAACTAACTCATACGCTACGACTCCCGCTATCCGTGAGGCAGCGATGATCCTTGCAGTAGATATTTTTCAAGCTCGCCAAGTGTCACAGACTGGCGGCGTAACAATCGACGGCTTTAGTCCTAGCCCTTACCGTATGGGTAACTCAATGATTGGCAAAATTAGAGGACTCATAAGCGGCTACCAAAATCCTAATAGTATGGTGGGTTAAGGATGCCTGCCGCGATTACGACCCTACGAGCTAATCTAGCTACCGCTTTAGCTAACGCAAGCGCGTGGAATACCTATAGTTTTCCACCGCCTACGATCACGGCTAATAGCGTTATCGTCGCTCCGGCAGATCCTTACATAACTCCTAATAATAATACTTATAACACTATCTCGCCTTTAGCGAACTTAAAAATAATTATGACGGTGCCTATGTTTGATAACCAAGGCAACCTAAACGGTATAGAGACTTTAGCGGTAGCAGTATTTAATAAACTAGCCGCCTCAACTATCGTAATGAACGTTGGCAGTATGTCGGCTCCTACAGTACTCAGCGTACAAAGTGGGGATCTACTTACGGCTAGCTTTGACATATCCGTACTAACGAGCTGGAGCTAACAAATGGCATATACAGAGGATGATCTAAAGTTTTTGCGAAAGATCGGGCAGATCGTAGATGAGTCTGCACCGATTAAAGTAGCAAAAGAAAAACCAACACCAACTACAGAGAGCGAGGAATAGGCAAATGGCCATATTCTTAAGTAATGGAGTGGTCGTAACCCTTAACTCGGTAGACCTCTCAGATCACGTAACAAGTGCAACCATTAACCGAGTATTTGAGGAGCTCGAAGTTACCGCTATGGGCGACAATGCTCGCAAATATGCTAAGGGACTTGAGACCTCTACGATTACTCTCGATTTTCTTAATGATAATGCGGCAAGCGGTCAAGGCGCGGTAAGAGCTGCACTGCAAGCGGCGTGGGGTACTACAGTGCCTATCACGCTTAAGCAGACAAGCGCGGCAATTTCTACGACCAATCCTGAATACCAGAGCACGATTTTGGTAAACAACACTACCGACATTAACGGCGCGACCGGAGACATAAGTAGCCAGTCGATTACGTTTACTTGTAACTCAGTAATTGTAGTAGACGTAACTCCATAACCAACTAACAAAGGGGCAACAAATGGCACGACTCAAAATAACAAGGGCTAACGGGGACGTAACTGAGCATCAAATTACGCCGCGTATCGAGTGGGCCTTTGAGCAGTACGCAAAGCAGGGGTTTCATAAGGCGTTCAGGATCGAGGAGCGCCAAACCGATGTCTACTGGCTGGCGTGGGAATGTATTAGGAGCACCGGCGAAACCGTTAAAAGTTTCGGACCCGAGTTTCTCGATACGTTAATTAAGGTCGAGGTCCTAGACGACGAACCTTTAGGCTAGGGCGGGACTCTTTAACTTATCAGGTAGCGCAGCTATCTATTAGGTTAGGGATCCCGCCTCAGTCGGTCCTCGATCTCGATACAGATATGTACAAGATGTTAATACAAGTGTTAAACGATCAAGCTAAGGAGGTGGAGCGAAATGTCGGTAGAAATAAAAGGCGTTAAAGCTACCCTTAAAGCTATTCGTAAAGTAGATCCTGAGCTGCTTAAAGAAATGAACGCCGAAATTAAAGCGGTAATGATCCCCATAAGAGATAAGGCTCGAGGATATGCTCCCTCACCTCAGCCCGATAACCTATACGGGTGGAATGAGAACACAGTAGGTAAAACTATTACGGCTCGTAACTCGGCCTTTAGGACTTTTAACGATGAGGGCCGCCTACGCTTGTTTCCACTTTATGACTATGAGACAGTCAAAAAAGGTATTTACTATAAAGCAGGCGGCAGCGATAAGAATAAAAACGGGTGGAGAGCTCTCTACTTTGTAGCTAACAAATCGGCTGCAGGCGCTATCTATGAAACGGCAGGACGAGCAGGGACTACCTCTCGTAACGGCTATCGGTCAAATAACCCGGGAGCCGGTGCTCACTTTGTTAGCCGTATGGGCCCTCTCTATGGCGACAAGCGCGAGGAGCGCGGCCGTATGATTTTTAGAGCTTGGTCAGAGGATCAGGGTAAGGCTCAAGCTGCAGTAATTAGAGCTATAGAAAAAACTATAAATGCCTTTAACCAAGGCTCATACACAAAGGCGGCATAATGGTAGCCAAATTGCCGAGTATGGTCGTAAGTGCCGTAACTACTTTTGACGGTAAAGCCCTAACTAAGGGCAGTAAACAAATCTCGGGTTTTGCCTCAAGCGCTAAAAAAGCCTTAGGGGCTCTAGGTCTAGCGGCTTTAGCGGTTGCCGCGGTTAAGTTTGGTAAAAACTCGGTTAAGGCTTTTGCAGATAATGAAAAGTCAGCCAAGCGTTTAGCGGGCGTAGTAAAGAATTTAGGACAGGCTTTTGAGACACCTTTTATAGAGGCTAACCTAGATCAAATTTCGGCTAAATTTGGCTACTCAGGGGAAGTATTACGCGAGGCATATCAGAAACTTATTACCGCTACGGGATCAGCTACAAAATCTAACGAGCTATTAAATGCAAGTTTAGATATAGCCGCGGGATCAGGTGAAAGTTTAGCCTCGGTCAATCAGGATCTCGCCGCGCTATACGTGGGAAATACTAAGGGACTAAAAAAGTATAACCTTGGCCTAAGCCAAGCCGAGTTAAAAACTCTCGATTTTGAGAGTGGTTTAGCTTTACTTACTAAGACTTTTAAGGGCGCTGCAGGCAACGAGTTAGATACTTACTCGGGTAAAATGCGCGTACTCGGTGAGGCTGCCGATAATGCTCAAGAAATTATAGGTGAGAGCTTAGTAGATGCTTTTATGATCTTAGCTGGAGATACCACCACCGACGATTTAGCTGAGTCTATGGCAACGTTAGCTACAAATACCTCAAATGTAATTACAGAATTAGCAAAACTTGGTAAAGCGGTATCTAATTTTGCTGGTGAAAGTTACGGCAAGGTAGACAGATTTTCCGACGATCTTACCGATTTTATAGATCGTATAACTTTTAATTCTGAAAGAATAGCCGAAAGAGAAGCACAGAGAAATTTTCCTCGTATGGGCGGCTATCCTAGCTCGGCTCTAGGACCGAGGGCAGTAGATCCTAATATCGCCAAGCGTGACAAGATCGAAAGAGATCGTATAAAAAAGGAAAAAGAAAGATTAGCTTTAGCGGCTAAAGCTGCAAGGGAGGAAAAAAATAAGATTTCTCTATCTAAGGCCGCCGCCGCTTTTGATAGTACCCGTATCTCACTTACTGCAGCTTTACAGGCTACATACGACAAAGAGACAAAGCTACGCCTTGAGGCTCTTAAGCTGATCGAGGAGGACAAAGGCGACGAGGCTCTAAAGAAAATTGGCGAGCTTGCAGCGTTTCAGAAAAACGCAGATATGCAGCGCCTAGCGGGTGTTACAGAAATTAGTAACGCTACTCTGGCCTCTCTTAATACTCAGCTACTTACAGAGCTAAAGGTTATTAACGGTAGCCGTATGGCCGAGGGCGATAAAGAGTTAGCACGCGAGGAGGCGTTTAAGAAATATAACGCTGCGATAACGGCTGCCGGTACTTTATCCGCTAAAGAGTCTTATAACGAGCGAGTACAGATCCAACTTACAGAGATAGCACGCTTAGCCTCAATTAGTAAAACCTATAGCGCAGCGGCTACGGCCAATCTTTTGCTTCAGTCGAGCGAACTTTCAATGATCGACCGCGTAGCGATAGCTCAAAAGGCGGCAGACGATCAGCGCCTAGCAGCTCTAAAGGATTACCAAAATGCACTAAATGGTATTGGCGGCTCGGGCGGCGGCGGCGGCGGTACCGGTCGCTCAATGAGCTTTATAGAAAATGGTCCGCTTGGCGGTTTAGCTGCAGGCGTTATCGCGGGCGTATTACCAACTCTATCTCAAATGCCTACACTTACAGATACGGCACCTACCTACGGATATAACCCTACTCAGGGTTTCCCCGGTCAGAGCATAGAGCTAACCGTTAATACGGGTATCGGTGATCCTGAGGCTATCGCTAGAGCCGTTGAGGATCTACTTAACCAATCAAGCTATCGAGGCACGTCTACTAACCGAGGCTCGGGTAACTACATATTATGAGCACTTGGCTACCTGAGTGGAGGATCACGGTAGGCACTACCGTTTACGATAACGTGCTAGCCGTCAATATGGCTACGGGCCGCGATGACATAGATTTACAATGCAACGCAGGCTACGCACGTATGGAGATTATTAACCTAACTAATACACCTTTTGATATTGACGTGACCGATGCCCTTACCCTTGAACTAAAGAATAGCGCAGGCACTTACGTACCCGTTTTTGGCGGTGAGGTATCAGATTTTGGTATCTCGGTAAGATCACCTGAGGAGACCGGGTTTATAACAATCGGTAATATATTGGCCGTTGGATCTCTTGCCAAGCTAACAAAGGCCCTTTTTCCCGATGCCTTAGCCAAGGATACCGACGGCGATCAAATCTACGACATACTAAACGAGCTGCTTATTAACTCGTGGTTCGAGGTAGCACCTGCCTTGCAGTGGTATAACTACGACCCTACGACTACGTGGGCTAATGCAGAAAACGTAGGGCTTGGCGAGATAGATCAGCCGGGCCTATACGAGATGATAGCTCGTACGGCTGAGCCTGCTAGTAGCTATAACCTTTGCGCTCAGATAGCACAAAGCGCACAAGGGCAGATATACGAGGACAAGGCGGGGCGAGTCTGCTACGCCGATACAGACCACCGTACGCAGTATTTATCTACCTATGGCTATACGACTTTATCCGCTAATTACGCTATTCCCTCCACGGTTAAAACGATCCTACAAATAGGCAAGATCCGTAACTCTTTAGTATTTAACTATGGAACAAATTACAATAGCCAAGCTACGGCCCTAGATGCTACCTCTATCGCTAACTACGGCCGCTATCAGCGCAGCGTTACGACTAACCTACATAACCTAGCCGATGTAAATACCCTTATGACCCGAGAGTTAGGGCTCCGAGCAATCCCTCGAGAGCAGTTACAGAGCATAACCTTTAGACTTGATAACTCAGCGCTACCCGATGCCGAGCGAGACAAGCTCATAGATGCGTTTTTTGGCGAGCCTATAGTTATTAACGATCTACCTATAAATATGTTTAACGGCTCTTTTAACGGCTTTGTAGAGGGGTACGCTATTAAGGCTACCCCGGGTTATGTCGATCTAACCCTTACGCTAAGCCCTACAGATTTCTCACTGGTCGCGCCACAGTGGGCAACAGTTAGCCCGGGATCCCTAATATGGACCGGGGTAAATGCTACTCTTATCTGGCAAAATGCGTTTGGAGGTTTAACCTAATGGCAACTACTACCCCGAATTTCGGCTGGCCAGTTCCCACGTCCACCGATTTAGTTAAAGACGGTGCTACCGCTATCGAGGCACTAGGTGACTCTATAGATGCCTCGCTACTCGACCTTAAGGGCGGCACTAGCGGACAAGTACTCGCTAAAAACTCTAATACCGATATGGACTTTGTTTGGGTTACCGATGCTGCCGGTGATATTACCGGTGTTACTGCAGGTACAGGTATTTCAGGCGGCGGCACAAGCGGCACCGTAACCGTTACTAACTCAATGGCGACGGCGATAGATGCTAAAGGTGATCTAATTGCCGGTACTGCAGCCGATACGTTTTCACGAATTGCAGTAGGCACAAATGGACAGGTACTAACGGCTGACTCAGCCGAGGCAACGGGCTTAAAATGGGCTACTGCAGCTAGCGTAAGCGGTTTAACCGCTATAACACCTAGCTCGATAGCCGTAGGATCAGGATCAGCCTCAAGCGCGGGTAATGGTCAAGTAACTTTCACTACAGTAGGTACTAATCTTTCACTCAATGGCGTATTTAGCTCAACCTATAGAAGTTATATGATCGTTTTTGATTGCTCGCACTCGACAAACGCCTCTTTTGATGTGAGATTACGAGTATCGGGTACAGATACAAGCTCGGCTTATTTTTATAATATTATTGACTATTACAGTAATAGCGCGACCGTCGATCTTGCTCAGGGTAATAGCGCATCCTCAATAGTTTTAGCCGATAGCGGTAATAGTCGCAGAGGTTTTAGAATGGATGTATTAAATCCTTTTGTAGCTACACAAACTTTTCTTAATACAATGGTTAGCGGTTACAAGTCTGCAACACCTAGACAAGAGGCTAATTTGAGTTTTGCAACTCAAGGCGGCAGCACCTCATTTGACGGTATTACTTTTATACCAAGCACGGGAACAATGACGGGAACAGTTACAGTCTATGGAATGGCGATATAATGACTAAAGAAATCACTCCAACCGATAGCGCTTGTCCGGTCTTTATTGAGCCAATCGACCAAGCGCAGCTAGAGGCTGACCAGAGCGAACGAGATCAACGTGAGGCCGCAAAGCAAGAAAGATTGAGCGCTAGAAAGGTGATACTAGGTCGTTTAGGTATTAACGAGGATGAAGCAAAGTTACTACTGGGATAATGCTAAAGAGCTATAACGGCTACCCGGCCTCTAAAGATCCCGACGAGATCAGAATTACGTCATACCCGGTAAAGGGTACGAGCCGTAAGCTAAGGTGCGCTGAAAGCGTGGGCCCGCTTTTGGCGGCCTTTGCGGCTGAGTTTCACGAGCTGATAGAGCCGATCGACGAAGGCACCTTTGACGATTGGGCTTACGCTTTTCGTATGGTCCGAGGCACTACGGATAAATTATCTTGCCACTCATCCGGTACGGCGATCGACCTTAACGCGACTAAACACCCTCTCGGCAAGGTGGGCACGTTCCCGGCCGAGAAAGTACCGATGATACGAGCACTAGCTAAAAAGTACGGGCTCAAATGGGGCGGCGATTACAAGGGCCGAGCCGATGAGATGCACTTTGAGGTAGAAGTGACACCTACTAAGGCTAAAGCCTTAATTGAGAGTTTAGGTTTATAGTTAGACAAATCCTTAAGGGCACTAAGGAGTAAAAATGAAAGAGCAACTAATCGCCGTTGGTAAATCATATCTACGCTCAGCTGCAGCCTGCGTAGCAGCGCTTTACCTATCCGGTATTACGGATCCTAAAGTATTAGCTAATGCGTTTATCGCAGGGCTAATCGGGCCATTACTAAAGGCACTGCAACCGTCAGAAAAGCAGATAGGTATAGGGTCTAAGTAATGGAAAAGGCTCAGCTCGTAGTTGGTATTGCCTTGGGAGGCTTTACTATTTTGGGGCTAGGGGCTGGGCTTATCCGACACTTTGTAAAGTATTACCTATCCGAGCTCAAGCCCGACGGCAACGGCGGCCATAACCTAAGGGGCCGGATAGACTACATAGAGGCTAAGCAAGAGCGTATGGATGCCAAGATCGACAAGATATACGAATTATTGTTAGAGACACGCCTTAGTAAATAGTTGCCTTTTGTCAGTCTATGGTCCCATACTGATACTACACACGCCGAGAGGGCTACTCGGGTAGTAGCCTAATCGGCCTTAACAAAGGGCGATATATGAACAGTGCAGACTTTTTAATAGTCATAGCAGTAACGGCAATTATGGCAGCGTTTATCAAAGCTGCATACACGATCGGATACCGAGAGGGCCATAGCGAGGGTTACCTTAGGGGTCGAGCTATAGCTCAAGCTCTGAAAGATAAAGGCTTGGTCGGATAATGGGCTTTTTAGATAACTACGAGGATGTAAATAGCCGGATTAAACGCTTCAGGACTGAGTACCCTAGCGGTCGCTTAGTCGCCTTTATTGAGGATATAAACTTAGATAAGGGCACGATCTTAGTAAGAGCTGAGGCTTATCGAGAGTACGAGGACTCAGTACCTAGCGCGGTCGATTACGCTTTTGGCAACGTTGCGACATATCCGCAAAATATGAAAAAGTGGTTTATAGAGGACACTTTCACAAGCGCCTACGGTAGAGTGATTGGCCTACTTACACCGAGTGAGGGCGGTAGACCTACCGCACAAGATATGCAAAAGGTAGAGACTGCACACGTCGAGGCTGATCCGTGGGCGACAAATGCAGCTAGTGAGGGTATCCCTACTATGGCAACGGCTATAGCTGAGATCCAACAAGGGCTAGGCGGTGAGTTACCGGCCGAGCCTCCTCGATGCGTACACGGTACGAGAGTGTGGGCTGAGGGCACGAGCGCTAAGACTGGTAAAAAGTGGGCCGCGTGGCGATGCACTCAAAATAATAAAACCACGCAGTGCGACCCTTTATGGCAAGTAGTAGGCAGCGACGGTAAATGGAAAACTCAAGAATGACAGAGCAGAGCCTTTTTGATTACATAAAGGCTACATACCTCGAGGATCTCGAGAAGTCCGAGCACACCTACGAGTACATAGATGCCACCAGTAACGGCTATAGGCTTACGATTGAGCTTAAATGCCGGCATACTCACTATGACGAGCTAATACTCGAAAAGGATAAATACGAGTCGCTAATGGGACGAGCTCAGGAGCTAGGCTTTACGCCGTTCTATATTAACTCAACGCCCGAGGGCATATACGCGTTCAACCTACGCAAAATAAAGGTTAGTTGGAAAACCAAGCGCTTACCGTCTAACACTTTAGAAAACGGGCCAGTGGTGGATAAAGAGGTAGCGCTACTACATATTAACGAGGCGGTGGCTTTATAATGGGAGAAATGACGTTTATTAAAAATGGCGTAATTACCACGATACGTGAAAATGGCGATGTAACTAGCGCACCGGCTGAAAGGTGCGACGGTTGCCACGAGCTTAAGTCGGGCGATTTTGGCTTTAAGGTAATAGACATATCAGGCACCGTAATCTTATGGCTATGTGAGAAGTGCAGAAAATGACTACATATAAATACGAGTGCAGACCGTGTAAAAAGGTTACAGATCAGATCGAGCGGATAATTACAGATAACCTACCGCCGTACGTTAAAACGCTGCAGTGTACTAAGTGTGGGGTTATAGGTGTATGCCTAGTAGATGAGCCTAGCGATGCCTAGATTACCTATACCTAGATGCAAAATAACCGAGTTCGATATAGCTATGTACTGCAGGCGTAACGGTATAGAGGATAGCTACATAGATGAGCCCTACTACCGGGACGGTGAAATAGCTGGTATGAGGCGCTTGCTTATTCCTTTGTGCAAAAGTCATTACGAGTGGATCAGCAGGCCCGAGGAGTTACTTGATCTTGATTATCAAGATTGGCTTACACATAATGCCTAAAAGTTATCCACAGAAGTTATCCACAGGCAGGGATAAGGTGTGGAGGACACGCTCTAAATACGCTCAACTTATCCACATACTCGTCGGTAACTTGACACGTGCGCTAGCATCCATACTCGCAGTAGAGCCGCTGATGCGGGTAGCTCGTATGCGAAGTCTGGTGCTTATAGGCGGGCTATTACTATTTGTCAATAGCCCTAGCGCCATAGCGGTTAATACTGCAAGAGATGTTAATAACTACAAACTCTATGCACATATAAAGCTACATAATGCTAATGAGTACCAATGCTTAGTACTGCTATGGGATAGGGAGAGTAAGTGGGATCCTCGAGCAGATAACCCTAAGTCCACTGCTTACGGGATACCTCAGCTGCTCAAGCTTAAAGCTAAGGATCCATATACTCAGATAGATTTAGGACTTAAGTACATAGACCATAGGTACGGCAGCGTATGTAAGGCTTGGTCATATCATAAGCAGACTGGTCATTACTAATGGTCAAAGGTAGGCACGACCCGAGAGTAGGCAACGCCTATAAAAAGCAACGGCTAATAGTGCTAGCCCGAGACGGGTACGTATGCACATATTGTGGGCAGGACGCTACGACCGTGGATCACATAATAAGTATCAAAGCTGGAGGAGATCCGATTAGCCTCGATAATATGGTGGCTTGTTGCGCTCGATGCAATAGCTCTAAGGGATCACGCTCACAAGGCGTTTTTTTAGCACGCGATTCTAC